CATTTCTTCATACATTCCAGCTTGTGCACGGAGATAATTTATCCTTTCCGCACAAGAAGCTCGGTCATATGTATTAAGTTTGCTCTGTAAATTCTCAGGTACTCCATATTGTGGGTCTTTCCACCAATAGTAAGAGGGGTCAAAGACTTCGGGATATTTCTCCATATACCCCGCTCGCCCTAAAGATGCAAGTTCCATTAATGTGCGCTCCATTGTTTCCTGTCCTGTTTCGTTAGGCATTATCCCTCTCCATCTTATAGAGCCATTCATTTACCTTTCCTTTACCGTGTTTCTGGATTAGCTCATATAATTGCCCTTCGGTTAAATTCGCATACATTTGTCTTTGCTCTTTTAATGTGGCTTTCCTCACGCCATAAGGAATCTGCCCCATAGCTTTCAGCTTTTTATCCATGCTGCGAAGCATCTGCGTTGTTTTTTCCATTGTTGATGTTGCTATATTCATTCTCGTGTCACCCTCTGTTCTTGTAATGTCGTTGATGGCTCAAGCCCTGGAGATGTTCTTCCCCTTTGCCTGACCATTCTCTCTCCCGTGTTTCCACCTTCACCTATATTCGGAGGCGGTTTTTTCCTCGCTACCTGTTGACGGTTGCCTTCCGCTTCAGCTTTGGCAAGTTCTTCCAGCACCCTATCCATACCTAATCTGGACAAGGCATCTTTAGCGGTTGCAGCTCTCATTACCTCCGACCTCATAGTTTCCTCAGCGTTTATCTGAGCCATCTCATCCTCAGCCTCAGCTTCGCTCATGTCGTGGTAAAGTTTAAGTTCGGTCTTTTGACTAATAGAACCTGAAACTCTTAATTTATTCCCCAAAGCCTTGCGCATATCATTGGCTTCTGGAGGTTCGGCTAAGAGTTGAACCTCGCAATCATAATGCCCGTTTATTTGCTTGGGTGTAATACGAACATATTTTCTCTCTGAATCGGCAGCAAAATTCTTGATTTCCAGTGGAGAGCCATAGACTTTCTCTAAAATCCTCGCCCCCATACCCATTGACACACCCAATCCATCTTCTAGGTTCTTGAAGGCATCTTTATACATCGGCTTGGCTGTTGCGATTAGCGTTTCCTGATGCTGGCTTGAATAAACCCCGGCAGGTCTTCCTCCACCTAAAACAGCAGGAGGGTTGGAGTATCCCTGTATCATGGCAGCCTGCTCAAAAAGCCCCGGAGGGGGTTGCTGCCCTTCTAAAATAGAAATCTCCAACTGGTCAGGGATTTCATATAACCATTTATCGGGGTCAGTCGGGACACCTTCGGAGTAATATTTTTTGACCAGTTCAGGGTCGCCCTTAGCTTTCATTCTAACCCAGGCAAATCTCGAATTAACCGCATCTATCTGAGACAGGTTTCTGACTTCCATCTTCAACATATCTCTCTTACCCCATATCAGGGAACGATATAAATATTCGGGCTTCCCTTCGTAATTCGATTGTCCAGCCCCAGAACCCATATGGATATAAGGGCAAAACCCTAAAAGGTTCGGCTGCACTTTGGGGGTTAGGACGGGTTTGTCATCAAGTAAAAAGCATCTCCAATTTGCATCGTGATAACTGAGCCATTTGACATTCTTATCAGGGGCTTTAGTGGTTGTCCAATCCCATCCATTCCTCTCACACATAGCCTCAGCTTCAGCTACCGTTATGTTAAAACTTTCGATAACATCAATAGGAACTAACCCGTTATGCGCTGGCGAGGCGTACACATTTATCGGGTCAGGTATGGTCAAGAAGAACGGGAAGTGAAACAACCTCTCTTCATCCGTGCTTCCAAAATAAGTGGCATCCATATTAACCCTGATAAACGCTTCCCCTCTCAAAAGAAGTTTCTTGGCAGCATCCTTAATCCTGACAATATCCTTTCTGAGCCAGAAGTTATAGAAAGTCTCCAGAATCTCTACCTGCTTGCGAGCTTCATCAGAGTTATTTCTTTGAAAAACATTCGCTTTGGGATTATCCAGCGTAAAATGCCTCACGCCAACATCAATCCAGTCCCTTGCAGTAGAGGGCATACGAGTAGGATACCTCTTGGGAACACCGGCATTAAAGACTAATTCGTAATAATCATCTATCTCTTTTTGCTGCTCATGCAGCTTGTTGTAATATGTCCCATATGCCTTGAACCTCTTTTTAATTTCCTCTATTGATGGCTTCTTTTCATTCATATCTTCCTCATGTTCTTACGAATGTCGGCTGTGGCTTTTCCCCTACCCATTTCAATGGAGGAGGAACTTTGCGTTCTCCCACGAATCCGTATTTGTTTATTAAGAAATAAATCAATGCCTTACAAGCATGGTCATTCTTTTTTAATGGTTGGAGCGTGTTCTTGTCCCTCATCCAAATCCCACCTCCATCAACGGGAGATTTTCCGCCACCACACTCTGAGATAAACCCACGACATTTAGGGTCAATTATGATTCCTGGCCTTCCAGTAACTGGGTGTTGTTTTAAATGAGTCCTTAATAAATCAATCCCATCTTCTATGTTTATTTTCTTGCTTCTCAGACTTACTCCTTCGGATAGCCACACCTCCACAGGAGCAGCCATAGCTTGATGCTGTTTCCCCGCTATGTCAATCGCACCACCTGAAACGGCATCCCACCACATCTTTTTTTTCGCCATTAAGATAATATCTTTCGTTACTACGCCTTGAACATAAATTTCATCTATTAAGGCTAACTGCTCTCCTAAATCCTGTATTGCTAATACCGCATAAGCCCCCGCATATCCAGGGTCAACAGTTATCTCAACGGGTTTATTTCCATCAAATGGACATTGCTTCACATGAATGGTATTGGCGAACTCTGTTACCACCCTTCCAGTCTTGGGACAAGGTTCACCCCCGAACCGTTCCATAAATCTATCATTGGTCATCCCTGCTTCTTGTTTTAAAATCTCAGGGTCATTTCTTCCACCGGGGAAGATGAAACTATTACTCCAGGTGGGCAAAGAGAATGATTTGAGTTCAAGCACATTGTAAGATTGCCCCAGCTCAAATAATTCTCTATACCAGCCTATGTAATCTTCCTGCTCGAAAGTCCCCGCCATAGACATCCAACCCCTTTTTTCCGCTAACCTGGCTCTCGCTCTTAGGAAAACCTCATAATCAATCTGGGCTGCCTCACAAACTAAAATCCCGTCAGGTGCTACAGTTGCGATTTTCTCAGGATACCTCGCGGACTTCGTTACTATCCTTGTCCCATCTCTTAAAACCAATTCCCCGGGGTCTATGTTTTTGGTAGGCGGAGATGCCAACTGTTCCAACTTCTGGAAATCCTCTACTATGTGTTCCCATTCTCCCCTAGTTGCCTCATAATCATTCCCAAGCAACCAATACAATCCACCCTTTAGCCTTTTTTGGGTTTTCCATAAAATATCATTGGGGGCTGCAATATCAATAAACCAACGGGTGAGAAGTTCCTTAGAGTTAACCTTAGACTTTCCCGCCCTTTCTCCACCGGCTATCAATTTAAGCCTGCTCTGGTCGTTATGTATCCCCGCCTGTAATTCTGTGGGAACATAATTTACTAAACTGAATACCTTATCTTGTGCTTCTCTGTATCCCATTTATTAACCTTTTCGTAGAAATAAAAAGAAAACCGCAGACCTTTTACAGCCTGCGGTTCCTCCGTTTAGCTTAGTTAATTGCTAACTTCTATTTAGCTTTCTTGCACTTGCCAATTCTCACCATCCCAAGTCTTATTCCAGCGTTCCCTCATTACGAAGGCAAGCCAGAGTTGCTCCCATGTCGCCTCGCTATTATTTAACTGCCTCATAATAGTATCAAATGAAGTAGCTAAAAAATCTTCCTTGATAAGGAAGGGGATGTGCATATTTATCCTCTCCTGCAATTGGTCTTGGCGTTCAAGTTGAAATAGCTCATATCCTTTTCCGTAATACCAATTACCCCTTGTATCCACTTTTATATTATGACCCATCCCAGAACAGGGATTATCTACTGGTCTCCCTAGTCCAAGATACGGTATGGCTTTACGCCTCATCTTTATAAAAGTTTCTGAAGTGTCCACCAAGGTTCCTCCTTTAATCTAGTTTTATAGTTCTTTCGACTTTAATCAGTGTCGGCTTGCCCGCCCTTAAATGTATAGATATTACACCATACTCAATCGGCCAGACAATCTTCTCTAATTGCCCCTTGAGTTCCAAATCCTCTTTATTCTCTAGCTTGTCTGTCATTTGTAGTATCTCTTTATAAGGTCAGATGCCTCTTCGATTTTGTCAGGGAGCATTAGAGTTACCCTGTGTTTTGAATCAGGAAAGAAAACAAACTCCTTAATCGGGTATGCAACATTATCCGAAGGCTTAGGCTTAACCCCGTTGATAATAACAGATCCATTTATTAACCATCGCTTTAATTCACTGTTCGATGGCCTCCCATATAAAGTCTTACCCTCTCCCCTTACTAAAACAGTCGGTAGGAAAGGAAATTCTTTTAGAAACTCAATGGCTGTCATTTCTGCCGTTTCTATCATGTGAAGTGCAAAGGCGGTCTTTAACCTCCTTTTTAGTTCGATTCTCCTATATCAGGATAGTCTGCTATGCCACGAAGTACATAGTCCTCTAATTCTCTGGCATACTCAATGGATTTCCGTTTAGCTCTATTTTTAAGAGCTGTTTCCACTGCCCATTCCCTCACACCTATAACTATGCGGTCTTCATCATCTATATTTTTATTCATATTTTGATTTAACCGCCTCTGCACCTATCCTTCATCATATTCATCTATTTAAGGGGTTTCCTTCCCAGTGTTATTTCTATCATAAACTCCTTTCATTATGTCAATAAACCTAAATTACATTCTGGAGCGAGAGAGCTACCTATATATACACACACGGGGGTAGCCTTGGGTTTGGCTTATGGTGAACCTATTAACAGGACTAAACGAAGGGGCTGACTATATCACCCGTAGTTAACTAGGTATAATGTATCTTATACTCACTCTTTGTCTTGGGGATTGCCCTGAGAACGCCCTTAGAGGCTCAAGAAAGGGGATGAAATAGGTTAAGATACATTCTGTGTGCTGGCTCAAGGACTTCCACCTTGAGACGCCTCACGGCTAGGAGGGCTGCGTCATTCCCCCGTTTCACACGTTTGTCCCTTATGCTGAGTAGCTAATTCAGCACAGGCTTGGGTTGCCGATACTAATTACTCATGACCTCGGCTGTGTCATGCACCTCTAGCGTCTTTAATGAGTTCCGCCACCAGCACATATTTATTATATCACAATCAGTTCGCACAACTACTGTTGTCTGAAGCTATCCTGTAACCTCCAGTAAATCACACACAACGGAGAGGTTGATGTTCCCTAAGTACACATCGTTGACATAAGAGGGGTGATGTGAGTTCTGGAAAGCCTGACATATCTTCTCCAGCTTAGGTCTCCAAACAGGGTCGGTCAATTTATTTAATAAGTCCTGGATATCTTCTGTAACGCCCTTTGCTTCAAGCATCTGTTTTATATTTGTAACGCCTTCTTCTGGTGTAACGCCTTTCCGCTTTTCCCTGTAACGCCTTACTCTATCCTTGGTAGCTGCCTTCTGTTTCTCTCTGTCTTTATACATCTTTTACCTCTCCTTCTATTACATCACCTTCTGTTAACTGCCTCGCCTGTTCCTGTAATGCTAAAAGAACCTTACTCGGCCCGACTTCCAGCTCTACCCTCCTACCAAAGTCAGCAGGGTATTTACGTTCTAACAACCATGCGGCAGCAGACCATTGATTAACATTCTTGCTAGCCTTCTGTATGGTTTCTACATTCTTTGCTATGCTCTTAGCTTCAGCTCTTTTTAACTCCTCAAAGAACTCAACATATATCTTGTTGCCGTTATCTCCACCAACCTCAGCCCTATGCAACCAGTTATAGAAAGTCTGCTCGGATATACCAGCAGCCATACAAGCAGTCTTCAAGTAATTACCGTTACTAATATACTTGATAATAATATCTTTTCTAGCTTGATTTAATAATGTTCTTCTTCCCATAGTTCATCAAAATTTTATTTCGTATCTAATTTTTCTATTTCTGTTCGTAACAATACACGGTATAGTGTTTGACACAGTATCGGTTAAGTGATACAGTATAGACAGTTCTTTAACAACTGAATACTTTGGAGTTGATTCCTGGGCTGGTAGGAAAGGAGACTATGGAAGTAATGTCAATACAGCTCAAATGGGGTGAAACAGATGCCCAAAAACTCCGTGTAATAACCGACACTCAAAATATGCACATTGATGTTGGGATTGATTTTGACGGCTATCCTGCACTCGTTAAAAATACTCGTAACCATCTACTCGGTGTAATAGCCGACATAGATTGGGAAAAGGTAATCCAAAGAATACCAGCAAAATACCAGTGGCAATGTAACCCATCAGCTTACTAAAACTAAAACATTTACCAGTCCAGGCATCAGCTTCAAAGTAAAAGGAGGTGAGCATGATAATAAGCCTATCAGTTATAATCCTAGCTTTCACTTGGCTGTTGTATGAGTCTGATTTTCTACGGATTAGATTGCCAGTTGGAACTGCCAAGGAACCAATTAAGACTATAAAGTTATGGCACTGCAAGGTGAACGGACATACAGGTATTACAAGCGATGGGGATATAGCCTTCTATCAGTATCAGAGCCTATGGGGAACTAAGAAAAACCAAATCCTTCTATTTAATGCTGGTATCACCGAGCCTGTCTGTGGCTGGGATTGGATTCTAAACCACGAACACCCAATAATAGAAAACCACATTGAGATACTAGCTCACAACGTCAAGCACGCGATAACCCTTTGCGATAACCCCGAAATAGATTACAGTCGAATCATGAAGGACGTTTGCAGTGTAGCT